CGAAGGTAAGCAACAGCAGCCATCTCTGGATCTAACAAGAAAGCTACATCATCAGCATCCGTATTAGGGATGAAACGATCTGGAACGATTTGTAGAACACCGAAGTCACCAACGTAAACGTCAGCAGCAGCAACGATTTGTGCTTGTTGAGCAGCAGGAACGTCACGGAAGCGTGTAGCAATGCCTGTGAATGTTGATGCAACTACTTTTTGTGCTGGAGTAACCAACAACAATGTAGGTGCGCCACCTGCTGTGTATGTTGATTGAATTACTGTGTTTAAGATTGTTGATGTGAAAGCACGATCAGTACCAGTTACACGAGCAGTAGTACCTAAAGAACCAGCAACACCATCAGTACCGCCAGAGTAGTTAGAGTTCAACCATGTTTGCAAGCCACCCAATACACGAGCAGTAGATGAGTTGCCGTTTGATTTAACTGTGTTGCCCAAAAGTGCAGCTTCCATGTCACGCTTGATTTCAGATGAAACTTTAGCCAATTGGTAAGCCTTTTCTGATTTACGACCAGCTTTGTTTACTGTGTCCAATGTGCCAGAAATCTTAACTGTTTTACCAGAGATTTGTGTCAAGTTGCCAAGACGAGTAGTAGGTGAAACTGTGATGTCAGAACCTGCTGCGCCCTCAACTAAAGCGTTGGTAGCTACGGCAGCCAATGAATCTGTTTGCCATTCGTGGTTTACAGCAGTAGCAGATGTTTTGCCAATTGAGTTCATGAATGGTGTGTCTGTTGGTGCAATGTTATAAATAACGTTTGATAAGTCCTCACGCATACCGATAGCGGTATAGGTTTGATATGTAGCCATGATTTAATTCCTTATAAAAATGATTCAAATAGTTTCGCAGCATCTCGGACTTTACCCGAATTTTTTAGCTGCGCTTGTTGTTTTTTGACTTGATCAGATGTGACAGGCTTAACGCTGTTGCCACTCTTAATAGTCTTTGTAGCCTCGTTCACTCGTTTGTTTACGTCAGGCTTAGATTTCTGTAATTTGTCGTATAACATTGCCTTGTGCAACGCTAATACTTGACGAGAATCACGAACCATTGATAACTCTTGATCTGAGAAGCCAATGTCCTTTGCGAATGAACGCAATTCAGACCTTAACTTTTCACCCTTAACTGGATCGCTATATTCTGGTAGCACCTCAGATAATTTCGCAGCTTGTTGAGCGATGTAACCTTGCAATGCTTGCTGTTGTTCCGCTTGTTGCTGTTCTGCAATGCGATAACGTTCAGCTTGAATTGCTTGTAACTGCTCTTTCTGTTGCGATATTTCAGCTACCCTTACTGCGTAACCAATTGGATCAGATTCCTTGAGATATTCTAAGTTCTCACTTTGCTCTGGACTAGACAGCAACTGTTCCATTGCTTGCAACCTCTCGGCATAGGCATCTCGTAATTGCCTAGCTTGGTCTATAGCTACAGATTCGGCTTCTAAAGCCTTACGCTGTTCTGCTACTTGTTGCGTTTTCTTAGTGTAGTCTGCGCCTTGTTGTGCAAGTGTTTTAAGTTCAGTTAAGGTTAATTCTTTCTCTTCACCAGCAACTTTGACCGAGTATGTCGGTTCGTCATCTGGTTCGGATTCAGATTCCTGCTCTGGCTCTTCATCTTGCCAATCTTCATCGCTACCTTCACTAGCTTGTAATTCCTCTTCTGGCTGTTCTGTCTGTGCTTCAGCTTGCCCTTCGGGTGCTTCTGCTGCATCCATTAAACCTAAGAAAGAATTTGCTGCTTCTTGTACAGTACCTGTACTCTCACTCCCAGATGGGTTGGTGATTTCACTCATTTTACTACTCCTAAATTAGCCTTACGGCAAAATCAAAATATCTTCCAACGCTTCTCGTTAATCTTGCGCTGGTCTGCAATGGACACAATGTGATTATATACGTCTTGTATCGCATTTAATTTCGTGTATGCTGCTTCACGTTCTTGGATGTCATGCTCATTAGAGTTGACGATTCTATCTATTTGCACTTGCCTTAAATCTTTAAATACTTCTAGGAACTTGTCATCTAGCAGTAAGTTATTTGCCCACTCAGAGAATGTCATTACTCGCCCCTTGCTATTTCTTGTAATGAACTAATTGCCTTCATCACGGCATTTAATTGTGTTGACTGCATCTCTTGGCTTGATACTTCTTGTTTAAGCTGTAACTCCAAGCCTTGTAACGCTAACTTAGCTTCTGCGATGCGATTGTCTGCTGCATCTTTAGCTGATCGTTGCGCTAACTCTAAACTCTGACGTTCAGCTTCTAAGCCCATCTTCTGACGATCCAAGTCATTCTTGGCTGCATCTGCTTGTGCCTTGAGTTCTGCCTTAGCTTTCTCAACTTCAGCGTACATTTTTGCTGCTTCGCTAGTAGGATCAACTGGTGGCTGTGATGCCTGTTGCATAATCTGTTGTTCTACCTCTGGTGTAATCTCATTGATGAACGCAGTCGTGTCCTTGAAGCCAGCCATCTCAATCATACGACCAAGTGTGCTGCGATATTGCGTTACTGATACCAATGGATTGTTAGCACCATACTTGCCGATAATCTCTTCTTGCTTCGCTAGAATCATTTGTAGCATTGCAATCTGTTCTTGACGATTTCCGTTGCCTAAACCTACGTTAATTGATACATCGTACTCAGTATCCCACTCACGAGGATCAAACGTCACCCATTTGCCACGCAAACGAATCGTACGCTCTTTTTCTTGGTACTTGCATAGTAGGTGTAGGATGCCCCTAAATAATGACTTAACACCTGTTTCTGCAAAGATACGAGCAATTAGTTCTAGTTTACCTTCAGACTGTCTAGTCATCGCTGCTACTGCTGTAGCTGATACATTTTGCAAGATGTTAGGATCAAGACCTTGCTGCATATCTGACACACCTGTACGCTTCGCTAGTACACCATCCAAGTATTCAAACATTGGGAACGATTGATTCGCAGTTGACTGTACTGTCAATGGGATAATAGCGTTCGGATTCTTAACTCGTACTACACCGCCAGCAGTTGACGTTAGTAAGTCATCTAGGTTTACTTGACCTTCTACGGCAGCAACACGATAGTTGTTCGTTAGGTAAAGGTTGTTAAACATTTGGCGCAAGATTGTGGACTTTTCCAATTGAATGTCCATCGTGCGATCAGCTAGTGATTGACCAAAGAATAAGTGTGGAATAGGGATCGGGCAGATTGAGTGGAACGGAACGTAATCGCAGTCCTCGTTAGAGAGAATCTGCTGACCTGCAATGATAACCTTGCGTAACTCTGGGATACCCTTGCCAATAATGTCTGCCTTGATGTAGCACTCAAATACCTCTACATCGTCTGTTAGTGCGTAATCTGGTAACTCATCTCGTTGGTAACGTGCCAAACGCTCTGGGCTGTATTCTAGTCTGTCACCTGCTGGGATCTGATCTACGACTGACTGTTCAAAGCCCATCGCAATCAAGTCACCACGACTAATCATACGTCTGTGGGCAACAAAGTCTGCGTTCTCAATGCTGTTAGATGTCTTGCTGATCAAGAACTCTTCTGGTGGCACGTTCTCAATGACGATACGGCTCTTGTCTTTAGTACGCTGAATCGTTACGCTGTGGTTGTTGTATGTCATGCCATCAGCACCGATAATTACATCAGTCTTTTGCTTGACAATCTCAAAATCACCGCCCATCAAGAGCATAGTCATCTCGTCATCACTTAGGTTCTCGTACTTCTCCTTAGTGACATCTTTTTTCTCTTCCCAGTAGGCTTTAACAATGCCGACCTTCTGGAGTAACGCATCCTTGAACCAGTTATGCAGGATCAAGAATCCATCGTTGTCTTTATAGAATACCCAGTTAGCCATGTCAGATGCTTGCTCTGCGAACGGCTCATCACCATCCTTGACAGGCTCAAACTGTACTGCATCCTCGTTAGCTGTGAATACACGAATTAATTGTGGTAGCGCACCATCTACGGCTTCTGCTACTTCAGATGTAACTACTTGGCTTGATCCTTCTACCTCATTGCCGTATGGCTTGCGTAGGTAGTAGTCCATTGCTTCTGCACGTTGAGCAACTGTTTCAGTTTCAAGGTAGCCGATAGCATTATCTATCTGCGTGATACAAGCATTTAGTAATTCATCTTCTGTCATTTTACTCATCAGACCACCCAACTATTATTAATGTTTAACGGCTTAGACCAAGTTGCATCTACTTCGTTTAATCCTATTGCCAAATACCTAAATGAAT